CAATCTGGATTTACACGACATTGGGAGTATGAAAAATGTTTAGTTTGCAATCCAGATAGTCTTTATCATTTTGCCAAACTAATAGCAGAAAAAGAACGTAAAGAATGGGCTAGAGAGTTTGCTGGAATGGGGGAATGGACTGCTGTAAATATGCTTGAAGAAAGGGGGCAAGAGTGATAGAAACGATTAGGTGCTACGAAGGCCGAAACCGTCAACGCGGTGAAGTTCAGCAATTATTTACTAAAATCTACCGGTGTAAACGGTGTACTAACGTGTGGGGCACAAAACCAAATGACCATGATTGCAAAACATTCCTATATACGAAGCCCCAAATTACTGAAAAACTGCCGGATTCTGCCGTGCCAGATTTGCTTTTGTTTTGAAGAAACTGTTGTAGCAGCGCACAGTAATAGTTCTAAACACGGCAAAGGCCGAAGCATTAAGGCTGACGATAATATGGTGGCTGCCCTGTGTTATTCATGCCACATGATGATAGACCAAGGCAAAGGGTTAACCCGCCAAGAACGTGAAAACTCTTGGATGATGGCGCACCTAAACACCGTGTGGGACTTGGTCAATAACGGCCTGTGGCCACCAGAAGTGCCGTTGCCCCAAACTTACATAGATTGGCGCAACAAATCTACGAATTAGTATTTGCGCATATTGGGAAGTGGTGCTTCCTTCTGGTCGCTTGGGTGCGCTTTTTCCATCGGTAAATTCTCATGGCGTTTGACCTTTGCTTCTAAACGGTGAAGTTCGTTTTCGGTGGCCTTCTCATGCTCACGCAAAACCACATAATGCGATTTGGGTGACTTGTGTTCTTTACCCGTTATTTTGAAATTCGTAGCCATATTAACCTCTTAAAACGGACATGACGTGATTAAACCTTGCAACGCGGTCCTCAAGCCCGAGTGTACCGCCATTTATGGCTTTTGTCAGCCCCACAAAGTCATTGTTATCAACATGATGGTTTAGGTTATTTTTTTTCCAGAACCACGCGGCAGTAAGAAGCGCCCCTTCAGGCGTTGAGACAGCGTCAGGATTTGCGATGAAATCGAATCCCAAGTCACGGGAACACTCTTCGTAGTTCTCCTTAAAGGTAAGCTGGATCGCGCCTCTGCCTCGATTTGCCCAGCCATCACCCGATTCTTCATCTCCATTTCCGCCGCGGTTGGCGTACGCCCTGTTAGCGATCTTTTCTGGGTTGTGCGCGTACTCATGGGCATTCTCCTCATTAAAGTGGCTAGGCCAAGTACGCATAAGCGACTCGGCTTTGTAATTCAAATTCTCCTCAAAATATTTAAACCCGCCAGATTCATGTCCGCATTGGGCTATGAAAGCAGCCAATCTCTCTGGGGTGTTAAGTTCTGCATACCGAATGGCAGCCTCTATACCAGGGATAAGTGCCTGGGCGTGACCTAAGTCTATTTTTGCTGCTTCAGCGAGTTGTTGTGCTTCCATTGATCATATCCTTTACTTGGTTGTAGGTTGCGATGCACGCGTTGAGTTTACGGATTGCGTTGTCCCCGTCATCTGTGATGGTGACAATAGATTGAGCAAACGCTGGGTCAAGTTGGGCGGTTGCGGTGTCAAGTCCGCCGGTAGCGGGGGCATTTGCGGGGGGACATACTGGGGCTTTGGTTTTGATAAAGAGCTGCAACTTGCCAGTAGCAATATCAGAATCACGTTTAGCAATTTGTTTTTGAGCATCATTTTGCGCCTTTACAAGTTGGGTGGATAAGTCAGCAATCTTGCCGTTAAGTTGTTGTTCTGTTTGCCTTGCTGCGGCATTGGCTTGAGCTACCTGTTCAGCAACTTCGGCTTGGGACTGCGCATAACCATTATGGTGGCCTACGCCGTACACGCCACCCAAACTAGCCAATAAAACAGCAACAATGTATAGGTATTTCATAATGGTGGCCTGTCGTTAGGGTTGCCAAAGGGTGAAGGTTTTGGGCTGATTATAGGGGGGCATGGGGTGGCCATAGGGGGGCTAATGGGGGGGCTAATAGGGGCTGAGCGTGAAATATAGTTGGCCAATATCTGAAGTATTTGCCCAGCTACCAACGTCAATATACCGAAAATAGCCTTATCCACGGGGGATTCGTTAAATAGTGGCTGCTCAACATAAATAATACTGTACGCAAATAACATAATAATTCCGGCTAGGCATACGGAAAACGTGCGTATTACAAAGTGTTTGGTGGCAGCATCGCGCTGTTCAATTGTTTGGTTTGACATTGGCGGGTTTGCTGAAATACTCAGGGCAAGTTTGCGTAGCAACGCATAAAGGCGGTTTACAGTCTTCATCATTCCAGTTCTTAGGGTTTTGGCAATGGTAGCGGTAACGGTCTTCGCACCCTACAAGCAGTAGCGCGGTAAGTAACCAGTATCGCGGTAAATAAGCCAACATTCCAGTTCCTTTTTATTGGCAAATGTTTTTTCAAACTGTTCTTTGCTAAACTTTTCGTCTAAGCGCTTTTTTTCGTAATCCGTGTGGATGGCATACATAAGCCCCGCGATGAAGATGGCCACCACCAAGACTGCAACACCAATTGCAATTCTAATATTCCATTTGTCCATGAACTCACGTTTCTTACGGCGTGCTTCTCTTTCCTTTTTTTTTGTGCGTTTTCTGCTGCAAGTTTTTCTTCTTGCAAACGCTTACGCTCAATTTGGAATTCTTCCCATACCGCACCCAGTTCAGGCGGGGCGTGGTAAACCAACAACTCACGCAGTTCAACTTCTGCCTGTTCCAACCGCTTCTTGGCCAATACGTTTTCTAAGGCAATAGTCTGAAGTGAAACGCCCTTGGGTGGGTTTTTCTTTTTTTCGGCAAGGTCTTCTATTGCTTTTTCTTGGTGTTCAAAGAACGAACCCACTTGCTTGCTTAAGTCAGAAACAATATTGGTTACGTCTTTAGCCGTACCCGATACTTCCTTGTAAAGTGCTACCCCTTGCTTGACGGCACCAAAGGCCATTAAGGCAAGGGATATGGGGTCCATTATTTATTCTGAAAGAAATGTACGATGTAACCAGAAATGCTAGACAAAGCAGAAACTATTGCCATACCCGCCCAAAACCCACCACGCCCTTGGTTGGCAAGTTTTAATAGTTCTTCCATGCCCGTTTCTAGCTTGTCGATCTTTTGTTCCATGTTTTCGACTTTTTGCCAAAGCACGCCGTACTTTACTAGGTCAATAGGTGATTCGCTCATGGTTATGACTTCATAACGAACGCCAATGCGTAGTATGGCGGCATATTTGCATTTGCGCCACTTACACCAGCAGTTTGGTTTGTGGTTGTTGTAGCCACCGTAATGCCTGTGCTTGCCGTGCTTGTGTTTTGGCTTGTATTTGCAGTAAACACTTGCGTGGAACTACCGGACTGTGGCGCTGTGGTTGTGGCTTGGTTGTAAGTGTGGTTGTGACCGGGGTCAGTAACAACCGAAGTAGATGTAGCCGTATGCGTGTGGGAAACAACAACCGCATCGGTAGAACCACCGGTTTGGCCAACGCTGTAAGAATTACCCGCACCCAACACAAACGAATTTCTAAGGTCTGGCGTACCGTTAGTACCGTCACAAATTAACCACCCGCTAGGAATAGAACCCGTAGCGCCTGACCATATTGCAATTAAACCGCTAGGAACGTAAGCCCCACCACTTCCGCTTGTGGCTGCTACGCCAATAATGCCGTAGATGTTGTCATACGTTTGGATTACGTTATTAGACGAATCTGCAAGCACAAATTTATAGTTAAACCCGTAGGTTAACCATATTTCGGTTTGGGGGCGCCCGTCTGTACCCAATACCAACGGGTTGGTGTTTGCATATACACCGCCGTTGTCTGAATAGGTTGTAAGTGGCGTGCTTGACCCAGCTTGGTAGGTGTAAAGCAAACCACCGTTTAACGGTAGGCCTGTGGTGGTAAAGAATTGAAATCCGTTACCGATGGGTGAAAGATTAACGCTCATTGTTGTTCCTGTTGATTTCTTTGACCTGCATACAATAAATCAGCTAGTGTATTTGCGCCACTAGCACCTAATCCTACTTTATTACCAATGTTTTGCAACCCTTGAGAAGCGCGTCCGGTTGCATATAAACCTTCACCAACCAATCTAGGTGTTTGGAAAGGCAATGCAGCAAGATACATAGGGTTAGAAATAGCCCCTAAAGCAGCGCCACTTTCTGCCATTCCTGCCAATCCTCTAGCAGTTGGCGAACTTAAAGCCTGACCAGACAAAGCATTGATAAATGGTTTACCACCCTCTGCTTCTAATTGTTGTGCAAGGTTTAATCTTTGACCGTAATTTGTATTGACATTGTTTCTAGTTAAGCTTTGTAATTTACGCAAAGCTGTATCCGCAGACGCCCTATTTCCTAAAGATAATGCTCTTTCTATTTCATGAATATTATCTGAAGCCAAAGAATAATCGGCCATTACATCAGAATATGTTGGCGCTTGGTCTGCAATTGTTTGTTTTATTTTGTTGTAAATATTGCTTCCAACTCTGGCAGCGTTTGTTTCTTCATAAGGAACTCTATTATTAATAGACCCAATACGTTGTTTTAAAGCATCCAAACCTTCAGGTGTATGATATAAATATGGGCTTTCCTTTTCCCAATCTTTTATCTCTTCCTCTAATTTTGTTAAATGCTCATGGGCAAAATCGTCTTTAACTTTGCCTTTATAAGAAATTGATTCTTTAGCGTTTTTAAGTTCTTTATTAATATCATCAAAACTTAGTACAGACTTATCATTGGATACGTCAACCATTCCAGAACGATATTTACCGCTTCTATTTTGTTTCATAACATTTAAGTTATGTCTTGCAGCATCTAAAGGGTCTGTAATAGGTACTTCACCGCGCAAGTTTTGTATAAAAGATTGATCGCCTTGCGTCCCAGCTTTAAAAGCATTAGCAATATTTTCTGCGCCAGTACCTGTTGTCAACCCTAGGGCAGGAGTTGCTATGTTTTTTACCAATCCTGTTGTAGCAGTTATTGGGTTTGTAACTTCCGCAGCCTTTTCTAATGTACTTACAACTTTTGCAGGCGCACCCAATTTAGAAGCCACCCCAGCACCACCCGACAAAACAGATGCTACATCACTTGCAACACCAACTGGATCTTGTGCTAATGCCTGTTTAAATCCTTCACTACTTCCGTAACGTTCTTTATAAAACTGAGCCACTTGGTTAGCGGTTTCTACAGCTTTTTGCGCTGCCTCTGGATGTTTGTCGTAAGCATCAATTAAATCCGCAATATGTTTTGGTGTAATGTTTTTTAATGTTCCTGCGCCAATATCTAAAACTGTTTTTGCAGTTGTTAAAGGATTAGACACCGCCTCAACTATACCTTTGCCCATGTTAAGAGCGCTTTGTGGTATGTTTGTAATGGATTGCAAAGGCACATCCATCCAAGACATTTCTTCTTTTTTAGGAGTTGTCTTGAGTAATTCAGCAAAATTTTCAGCAGTAATTGGCGTAGAAGTCTTTTCAGACTTTCCACCCTTAACTAGCTTAATAAAATCATCTGAAGAAATTGTCATTATTTAACCCCTGACAAACTAAGAAGCTCATCTTTTTTGGCAAACAATTCTTTAATTTGTTTTTCAGACATTCCACCAAACATTTTTTGTAAATGTTTTTTGTCTGATTGTGTAAGTTGTTCGCCAGTCTTGTTACCAACAATACCTAATAAATGAGATACATTTGGGTCTTGGTTTAATTGGTTGAATTTAGTTTCAAAATCATTAACAGAACTTAAATTTGGTTTATTTGGGTTACCTTGGGCATTTAATACGCCTTGGTGATACAAACGTTGGGATGCCAATAAACCTTTATCGTTATAAATAATATCTTTTAAGGCTTCCTTATCTGTTCCAAAAGACCCATAAGCAGATCTTTGAGATGCTTGATCTTGATTAGAACGTGCAGATTCATTTCTAATTCTTTGCTCGAGGTATTTCATAACCTCCATTTGTTCAGTATTAAGGCCAACTCCTCCGGTTTTATCGGCAATAGCTTTTGCAATTGGGCCAATATTTACATTAGGTTTTTCAAGTAATTTTAATATTCTATTATTTGTTAATTCTTGGTTTGTAACAGAATCAGGGTTTGCCATACTAAGGGCTTTGTTAGATTCAACTGGCAACGCAGATAATCTTGCAGACCTTGCTTTAAATGCGTCATAAGTTTCACCTGGTGCTATTTGCAACCCACCTTTTTGTTCAAAAGATGTGTTTAAATTTTGGCTTACATTACCAGCGCTAGGTGGTTGGTTTGTTTTTACACTTGGTGTACTTGGCACATTTGCACCCGCACTTCCGCCAATAATTCCGGGCGCACCTGTTTCTGTTGTGTAAACTTGTGGCGCCAAAGATTTGCCAGAAATAACATCAGTTTTTGTAATTGAAGGTGTTGCCCCTCCTGCGCCCTTAGTTTTAACTGTGCTAATAATTTGTGCACCAGTATCCATTGAAGTGGCTTCTGGAGCAAGTTTTTCTTGTATTTGTACTGGGTTTAATAATTCTTGTTCAAGTTTTATTGCAGTTTGCGAAACATGAGCGCCGGGCTTGACATACCCCAATGTACTTATGTAAGAATTTGCCAATCTTTGAACTTCTTTATCTTCTGGGTATTGGCTTGCTATTCTTTTAATTGTGGCTTGATATACGTTAGGGTCTTGAATCCCTGCGTAACCTAAAGAACCTAAAGCACTTCCAAAAATATCTTTTTTATCTTTTGTTAATGAACGTTTTGCGGTTTCTGCTTCAGCTTGGTTTTTATATAAAGTTGAATATTTTGTGATTTCATCACCAGCAGTTAATGGCGCAATTTTAGGCAACGTTTCATTAATTTTATGCAAATCAATTTTGCCATCTTCATTTAAAAAGTTGCTTGGGTCAGAAAAAAATTGCTTTTTAGCGATATTTTCGTCATTAATTCTTTGTGCTTGCTCTAAATCAATTCCACCTTTTTGTAAATCTTGTTGGGCTTTTTGTTGAAGCAAAGGGTTGATTTGTTGTGCTTGTTGGTATGCTTGTGCTCCTTTGGCAATACCAATCATATCCGCTAACGATGTTTGCGGTTGTTGCGGAACATTTATAGGTGCAAAGTTAAATCCGGCCATATCATTCCTTTATTGTATAGGCGCACTATTATTTGAACCAAAATATGTTTGTAGCCCACCCGGTTGTGCAATTTGGGCTTGAGTTGGGCTACTGTAATTTGTTGGGGCTACGCTATTGTTTTGGTTTAACAAAGAATAAAGGGTTGCATTGCTTCCTAACTGGTTTATAGCGCCCCCATAAGCCTGTGCTGCGCCAACTTGGCCTTGCCCTAATGCGCTTGCTGCACCAACACCTAATTGCGCATTTGTATTTGCTAAATTAGTACCGGCTGTATTTGCTGCGCTTTGCCCTGTTTGGCCTATACCGGCTATACCGGCTAGTGTGTTGTAAATGTTTGTGCGCTGATTTTGAAAGTTGTTAAAAGCATTTTGGTAAGCATTACCGGCAAAGTTTTGGGTAAACTGTTGTAAACCTTGCGCTGCGTTACCACCGCCACCAGCTACGTTGTTAAGCGCATTGGTTGCGCCTTGGCCTTGCTGAAGTTGAAATGCGTAGTTAGGGGCTAAGTTTGCGTTTAAATCTTGATCGCCAAATTGACGGGTTAAATAGCCTGAACCTTGGCCAACCCCTATTGGGTTGCCGTTAGCATCGTATTGTTGGTAAGTGCCTGAACCAAGTGAACCCAAAGTATTTAATGCGTTATACCCAGCAGTACGTTGGGGCGCTTGTTGGGCATTGATTGTATTGAAATTGGCTTGCTGTTGCGCTTGGGCATTGGCAGCGGCTTGGGCTTGTAATTGAGCAGCGTTTTGCGCAGCAGATGCAGATTTGTTAGCGCCTAATAACCCACCCAAGGCAGAAGCAGCTAAACCGCCCCCAGTTGTACCTAATGCCGATAAAGCAGAAGAACCAAGGCTTCCTAAACCAGATAATGCAGAACTACCAAACCCTTCGATAGCTGGTAGTGCCAAATCAGCAACACCAGAAATTGCAGTTGCTACCCATGACATAACTTATCCCCTTTTAATTGGTTGCTTGAGTCAAACAAAGCTAGTTCATCAGGCTCAATTAACTCTTTCTCGATTTTATCTAAATTAGTCTTATTAGTCTTGTGAAATGTAATACCAATTGCATCCGTCACCGCTAAAGTAACACGTTTTGTACCCGGTTTGGAACAAATAACGTCACCAGCGTACAAATGCTTCATTCCACCTTCTGACCACGCAATAATTTCACCCTTGGCGCATAAAAAGAAATGGTCTTTTTTATGTACCTTACCCACAATTAACGTACCGGCTGGCCTTGTTAACTTACGGCAATACATTCCACCAGAAAAATAATGCTCGGTTTCTAATTGCGCTTGTGGCATAACCGCCATTTCACGCTGAAGCCTGTCTATTTCTTCGCGGGTGGGTATGTGTTCTTTTGTTAGTTCCATATTAATTATTGTAATAAGGTACTTTATATTGCTGACCCTGAACCGTAACTATCATAAACCCCGCCGGTTTGGCCGGAAGCGTTGCGTTGCCCTGTGTGGCCGTTGCTGCGCTTTTAAAGTTTAAGAAGTTAAGAAAATATTGCATCCACGGCCTACTTAGCCGGTTTGTGGTAGGGTCAAGAACCGCAGCTTGGGGTATTTGGGTAGTGTTGTTCAACTTTCGCCCTCACTAGCTTTTAGGTTACTAGACACAATAACCGCCTTTACGGGGTCGGTTACCACAACTTCAAAAACCCTGTCCCTAGCAGTACCCAACCGGCGCCATATAGCCCTGTTCCTGTACTTGCCCTGTTGGCCAATAGAAACCCAGTATTCACGCGACCATGTAGAACCACCATCACTTGACCAACGCAACATAGCCTGTGGGTTGCTGTACGGTTGGCTAGGCAATAATTGGTTTGGCACGCCAATTACGATTACGTCATTTATGCCAATAATAAACGTTTCGGATACTGCGATTATTAAATTATTTCCAACAATCGTACCGGTTTGCGTGGTTGGCCCAACGGAACCAACGCCCGGCTGGAACTGTATTTGTAATTCATCAAAGAATTGCCTTTGGAAGTCCGTCACCAAATGCGGGGTACGGCGTAAGCGCCTTACGTTTTGGCCGTTATCTGTAAAGTTTGTGGGGTCTAGTTCGTATATCTGGCCGTTTTCCCAGTCACCCACCAACACCATATTTTGAAACACGGCAGAGCAATTAGCCCGGCAACGGTGGTACTGGTTGTTATTGTCGCACCATAGCCACTTGTGCCACATTTCGGTGGATATGTCGTAAGCCCATGTAATGTCTATTGAAGGAAACGAAATAACGTAAACTTCGTGGCCTTCCAACTGGTAGGTAAACGCAACCGCATCAGATACCACTTGATTAACTAGCGTATTTTCTACCGCATGGTTACTTATGCGTTTAGGAATGTAGCCTTCCATGTACATAACTTGGGACTGGCCACGAATGTTACGGCTTAGGTAAGCAAACGAATTACCAACCCTTGCAACGCTGAACTTGGCCACAATGCCGTGCTGGGTAGATGTGCCGGGTATTCTTTGAAACGGAAACGGAAAGGTTCCAGCATCCACCCAAACTTCGGAAGATTCTTCACCCATTAGGTAAACTTCGCGGTGGTCAACAATTAAGGAAACCAAATTATCAGGCGCCCCGTCCTTATTACCATAAGACAATGCCGGTGTAATAGGGCTAAGAATATTAGAAGCCGCCCATTGCTGCGTGCCTGTGTGGTTGTACACAAAATAGTTATCCACAATGTCCACAATATCCGCACCCTGAAACGCACCGTCTGTGCTTGGCAAAATGCTGAAATTAAGCGCGTACATTGTCTCGCTAGTGGCTTCAGTTTGGCTTGGGCTAACCACATAACTACCCGTACCGCCTGTACCTGTACCAAATGTTAGGCTTAAGGTTAACCCTGAACCTGAACCGTTTGTGGTAGTGGAAGCCGGGTTTATAGGCTGGGCAGTATATGTGCCTTGGCTGCTAACCGTTAAACCTGTAACCGCCCCGCTAGACACGCTAGACACCGTATAAACTTGTGGCGTAGAACCGTAAACACCGCCCACCACGGTTACTTGGTCGTTCACCGCGTACCCAGTTCCCGCAGTTGTAATGGTGTAGCTTAAAACAATACTGCTTCCAAGCGCCGTTATAACCGTTTTAGAAGTTACGCCTGAACCCTGAACCGTTTGGCCGGGGTATAACGTGCCACTAGCCACCGCCGTAACACTTAACGTAGTGCTTGAAATAGTACCCGTAAACACCGCAGCAACTGGGGCGCTGTTCATGGTTTCGGCTGTGCTAATTGTTTGACTTAAATTAATGGTGTACGTTCCAATACCGCCAGAACCCGTACCTGTGCCTGTAATTACGGTTTCGGCTGCAACCCCAATACCGAAAAGGCTTTGCCCTGTGGCTATAACCCCGTTTTTAACCGCTGTTACGTTTAGGGTAGTACCGCTTATGGTGGCCGTAAATACCGCGCTAGACGGGCTATTAATGCGCCATGCGTACCTGTTTGTGCCGTCAGTAATGTAAACGTATAAGCCGTTGTCCGTAATGCCTACTTGCCCGGTTGTGGTGGTTAACTGGCCTACGATTGTGGGCACTAGATTAGACGTTAGCGAATAAACATAAGCCCCGCAAACCACAATTAACTGTGTGCTACCGGACAATGTTCGCATACCACGAACCGGTGCTTTGTTTTGCAGTACAACCGCAGAAGTAAGGCCGGGCGTTGGGTAAAGCGCTACCACCCCGCGTGTGCCGGGGGCTTTAAGCGGGTCTACTTCGGGGCGCCAATTGATTGTTTCTTGGTCATCTTGGTAAATAGACGGCGCAGCGTAAGACGGGCCAACAAAGCCAAATTCGGGCATTATTTAACCCCCGTCATCTAAAGAACCCGCCAGACAATATCCAACCGGCATCTTTCTGGCGGCCTACCAACAAGGCATCCGCATAAGTAGAAACCACCGGTGGGCGTAGGTTTGTGCGCTTAACCGTTGACTTAGACTGAGCTGCAAACTTGGTAATCATTGCTATTTGGGTGGGTGAAGCCTTGCCGTACATAGGCATTAGGCGTTCAGCAAGGCACCAGCGAAGCGCCATGTTATAGCCTTCAGGCAGCGTTATAACGTCATTTATGGTTGTGAATTTCTGAAATAACTGGTCAACAAAAATGTGCATTTCGCCCTGTGCGGGGTTTGGCCAAACGTAAATATTGCCTAACGTTTCAGTTGGTTCGTAATAAACCGCTTTTGGCCACGGGCCGTTTAGCGTTTTAAGGCCAATCATTTCGTACTGTTCTAGGTTCAGCACCGCAACTGGGTAGTCTAGGCCACCGTTATTAATAGGCTGCCCGTTTGAATTGGTGTTAATACGAACAAAACAAGAACGCAACTGTATGGGGCGTTGGTAATAGCTTGTAATGGTTGTGCTGTTAACGTACTGGTTTATGTTGACTAAGTAAGTACCAGCTTCGTTCACGTTACCACCGGCACCTGTTAGCATTTGCTTAATGGTAGTTCCGGGCTGTATGCCGTTACCGCTTAGAGTTTGGCCAAGGCTAATGCCACCGCTGTTTATGCCTGTAACCGTTAGTATGTTTCCGGCAATAGAACCGGTAAAGTTTGCGCTTATTTGGCCACCGGGGCCGATTGTGTACTGTACTTGGCCGGGCGTTATAGGAAATATGATTTCGTTCTTGTAAAACACCATCATATCTTCGTTAGACCATTGGTCTAGCATATCCTGAAGCATATCGTAGGCATCTGTGGCTGCTTCTGGCGTGGGTGTTTCCCCGGCTTCTAGCGCCCCAATGTCTTTAAGCGCCCTAGAAATCACGTCTATTGGCATTGTCATGTTAAACCGCCCTATAACTTAGGTGTAAATACTTGGGGTTTCCAAGGCGGGACAATAGATTTCGACTTTTCTAAAAGCGCCAATTGTTCCTCTAGCCTAGATTTTATTACATTTGCGCCGTCTCGCATAGCATCGTTTTCAATCCAACCGGCCACCATTTCTTCGGTAACTTCGGCAAGTGGCGTGCTAAGAACGGGGTTTGTGAAATACCAGTTGCCCTCAGTATCAACTGTGTTTGTACCGTCAGTCAGGCTTAAATGGTACTTTGCATGGGTAATTAATTCACCCTCTGCGCTTAGTTCCAGTATTTGCCATTTGTAATTCATGCTATCAAAGCAGTTATTTCTGCTTGTGTTAAACCAAGGGCAGTCAGCTTTGCAAGTGCAGATGCTTTTGCAGATGCTTCAGCTTGTTGTTGGGCTGTGTATGCGTTTTGTAGTTCTGTTAGTTTTGCTTCTACTGTCGCAGCAACAATCATCACTTCAGCACCGTTTTGGTCTAAGCAATTTAAAGAATTAACGTCATTGCCATAAATAACTGTTACGTTTGGGTATATAACTCTTACCGCATCATGTAAATTTGGTTTCATTATCTAATCTCCATTGCAGTCATTGTTGATGTTTGACCATCATTATTCCAATTTATATTTCCACCCGCAGAATTTCTACATATTTGTAATGTGTATGTGGTGGATGAAGTTGTTGAAGGAGAATCTAAATACATAAAAGAAGAACATGAGCCTCCATTAGCACTACTAACATATCCAGTTATGTGGTCAAAAGTAACAATACTTGTTGAAGCTCTTAATATTTGTTGAAATGCAAAAACTCCAGTAACCCCGCCACTAAACACTCCCATTAAGTTTGTAAATATAAGAATTTTGCTAGTAGAAAATTGTGGGGTAATTGTTACTGCTAAACCAGTATTTGCATAAGTTGTTGTTGAATTACTACCAGTTGATGAATAAGTAGATTGAACAACTTGAATAACACTACCAGTAGGCATATTCAAAGCTGGTACTTGGTAATTAGAACCAGTAGGGTATTGAACCCCTGATGAACCGTCAAGAACTAGGCTCATATTAAACCCCTCTAGCTTGGCTTGCTACCATTGCTTCGTAAGCAGACACTACTTCGGCAGACCAGACTGCTGTTGCAATAGCGGGTACTGGGCTAGGGTCTGTGTGTGCGCCTGTGTCACCAGGGTGACGTACCCATCTTGTGAAGTTACGGGCAATCTCAACACCGTCTTTGGTGATGATTTCTGCTTGGCGTACTTGAATAGTGCCGTCTTGTAGCACTTCTGTTTTGTCAATTATTGTGGATGATGCGAGTGTCATGTTGACTCCTTAAAATGTTGTTTTGTATGAAATGGTTACGCAGTTGTTGTAGCCATTTAAACCAGAATCTGAATAATCATAAAACCTCATTAATACTTTACTTGCATTACTGCTATCAACCCAAGCAAGAAGTTCTTTTCCTGTTGAATTTCTTTCTGCACCTACACCAGTTTGTATTAAAGTAGTAGATGCTGCAAAAGGCAAAGTAGCACCTAAGATACCAGTTCCACCCGTACTTGTTATGCTTATATTAACGGATACGTTAACAATGTTTCCAATTTTTGTATATGTTCCTGAAGAAGTGTAAGATGCACTTCCTGTTTGCCAAGTAACTGTTGGAGTATAAGTCCCTGTCTCATAGTCATTCAAAACACTGTTGGTTAACGCACTGCTATTGCTAAACTGAATACCCCCTCCGTTTTGCAACATTTGCAAATTATTTCCAGTTGTTATGCCAACCACATTTGCAGAACCATTATTAATAATGATGCTTCCCGCACCACTACCTGTTATTTGGTCTATATTTAAAGTGCCAAAGCTCATGCCAAACTCCCATGATTAGCAAAGTTACCATGATATTTATTTCTTGCTTCGATAGATGCTAATTCAGCAAGTTCAAAGTCTTCAAATATACCAATGTACTTTCTTTTACCGTTTACACCAATATTTACTAGCCACTTATTAAGATTTTTCATCCAAACAACACCTTTAGCACCAGACGTGTTTGTTTTATATGCTTTTTTATTACACATATTTTGTTGTCTGTTAGCTGGTCTTAAATTATCAATGTTGTTGTCAGACTTGTCGTTATTTATGTGGTCAACCTCATCTGGAATATATCCATGATGATACAAAAATATCAATCTATGCAGTTTTCTAGCTTTACCAAGAAAATTAACTGCAATATATTTATCTTCCCTTGTATAACCTAATTTTTGACCTATTTTGTTTCTTTTGTCATTTTTAGGTATTTTTATGTAATACAAACTACCGTCTTTGTATTCCACATATTCTTTCAATAATTCTTGAGTCAGTTCCATATCACCCTCCAACTTTAGCTTCGAGAGCTGTTACTTTTGCTGATAGTTCTTGAATGGCCGCCACAAGAAGTGGGATTACTTCTGTATATGTAACACCCAAATACTCAGTTGTGTCTTCTGAATTGTATTTATTAAATGTTTCTACAGCTTCAGGCAATACTTTTTGAACATCTTGTGCAATCAATCCAACTTTAGGTTTATTTGTTGCATCATCTTTCCATGTATATTTTGCCGCTCTTAATGTGTTTACTGATTCCAAGCCATTTGTAATTAAACCAGTAATATTTTTAAGGCGCTCATCAGATGAATTTGTCCAAGAAGTATTACCCGCAGAAACATAAGGCCCCGCTGTATAGCTAATTGTTGCCCCTGCCGAACTTGTCCCAGATGTTGTAACAACAATTACCCTACCAGTACCGTTATCATTTAATGCAACAATTTGTGAATAACCTGTTGTAATTGCTTTGTCAGCAGAACCATTCCAATAGCCATTGTTGCCATAAGCCATAGAACCGCCATTACTTGTTCCAGAGCCATAATTCATTTGACCCGCAGAGCCAATTTGAAGTACTGACCTTCCACTCCAAGTAGTTAATGGTGTAACCCCTAACCCTAAGTTACCGTTGGTGTCTAGTGTCATTGCTTGGGTAAAGGTTTGTGTAGCACCAGCAGAAACAGAGGCCATTGAATACCAAGTGTGACCACCTTGATATTGTTGATACGCAGAACCAGCTCCAGTAACTTTTGCTACATTGACGCTTCCGTTGTAGTAGCTATTGTTTTGTAATTGCAGTGGCCCAGTATTGTTATTTGCAATATATGCAGAAACAGACGAACTCATTTCAATAGCGGGTCTACCGCTACCCCATGCACTAGGAGTAACTCCTACACCTACGTTTTGGGCTGTATCAATAGTTACCGCAGTAGTAGGTGTGCTACCTGACTGAAGCTGAAGTATTCCAGAAGTGTCAGAAGATAACGCTGCGCCACTTGTGGCTGTTCCTGCTGAAAGAGTTGTTGACATTTATTTATCCTTTACATTACAAGCCAACGCTGACCGTTGGATACAGTTACTGTTTGCCCGTTGGCTACCGTAACTGGCCCAACTGACATGGCGTTATATCCAGAGGCTATCGTGTAGCTTGTTGAAACGGTTGTGCTATTTAATATCAATCCGTTGTTAGCTGTTATCTCCGATGCTTGTAACTCGCCCGTACTGGGTTTGTATAAAAACTTAGCATTAGACGTATATATAGTCAGAGCTGTACCTGATGTTGCAGATGCAAACAATGGATATTGAGGAGTTGATGTACTTGTGTTATTCGATATTGCCGCACCACCAACAGATGCCCATGCAGAACCGTTATAACCCTCAAACTGCGTTGTCGTTGTATTAAACCGAAGCATACCTGCACTTGGCGTACCAGGTTCTTGCCCAGTTGTACCGCTTGGCAAAGTAATCGCACCAGTAGAAGTGAACACTACGTTGTTTGTAATGTTCGCAATACTTGCATTTGTGCTAACGGCTAAATTCGTTGGTGATAGGGTTGTAGCAGGTACAACGCCGTTATACACCATATTGTTTACATCATTTAACCATGATGCAGGTATGATGGTTTGGTAATCTACAAATGTAATACTGCTCATTTTTGGTTATCCTATGTTGCCGATTGTAGTTTGGTTTCCAAGGTCTGTGATGACAAAATTACTACCCAATTGAGAAGTAATAGTTCCTGTGCTTGTGGTCACGATTAACTGTAAACGCATATTTGCAGATGGTATGACATAACCCTCAAGCCTGACCACATAACCTGTTGAAACTTGTAATGGTTGGCTTGCTTGAGAAGTTGTGGTTGCCGCACCGCTTGCATAAATATTACTTACCGCAGTCGTTCCGTATCCCTGTTGAATCAAAGTATAGTTTGCGTTCAGGGTTGTAAAGTTTGCCGATGCTGAATTGGTAAAGCCAAACAATACCGTTTGAGCAGAACTATACGAAGTAAAAATTAAATTGTATTCAACCTTGTACAGATGCCCTGAAATTAATTCAGGTCTGACCGTACTTGTAAAGAATTGACCGCCTGAACTGACGGAAGCTGAAGTTGCCAACTGCGCAATTTGTGAGGCTTGGATAAGTTGCCGACCGCTACCAGTAGAAGTATTGCCAGTAATATAAAGCGAATTACCGTCATATTCTTGCGCCCCCTGTATTGGTGAAGTAAGGTTACTTCCCGCCACAAAAAGCAAGGGTTCTGCGCTTGTTGTGCCAGTTGGAAGCGTTACTGTGCCTGTGAATGTAGGCGAAGCTAATGACGCACCGCCAAGGTTGGACAAAGCACCGCTTGCCGTTGTTGCGCCTGTACCGCCGTATAAAATTCCGACCGCATTACCGTTCCAAGTACCACCAGTATATGAACCCGCCCAAGATAGTGTATTGGTTGACCAAGAAGCATTTGAGGGTGCAAAATTATGGAAATCCCAAGTTCCCGCCGCAATCGAATTGGCTTGAAGAATAACTTCAATATAGCCACCAGATTGAATTGTGCAAATCGTAGTGCCTGAATTATTTTTAACAACAATCGTTCCTGAACTTTGATTATTGTTAAATGTAAATAATGCGCCATTTGGCAAGGTTGTGGCATCTGGAACTTGAATAGTTTGACCGCCAGAACCAGTAATCAACCAGTTTTGTAC